CGGCCTGCGCCCCGGATGCGTCGGCCGTGATCTTCGGCTTGGCGCGCAGCCCGTTGACCGACTCGACAAAGCCCTTCGCCTCTGCGGCCTTGGCCCGAACATCGGAGTTATCCGCCGTGATCTTCACGGCCTTCGGGGCAACTACGGTGCTCGCGTTGCCCGCTCGAGTCAGCTTGGTTTTGATCTCGATAGGACGCCCGTTGCGCATGAGCGCCGTGCGGGTCTTGCGCGACACAACGTCTGCGTCAGACTTGACTTTGATGGCAATGTTGCGAATCGACGGGATAGCCATTAGGCCCGAACGGACCTTCTTTGACTTGGCTAGGGCTTCAGAGTCGCCCTTGACCTTGAATGAGATGTTGGAGGTCTTGACGCCACCTGCCCCCGCGCCCCTGCCCGCGTTCTTGAGCGCGTTGGCCGCTGCGCTCGCACCCTTCGCCGCCGTGCCAAGCGCGCCAATCGGAGTCGCCCACTTGACAATCTTCATTCCCGTGTTGCTGCCGGCCGCCGTGGCAAGCTTGCTCATGCCGGTTGCTGCCACGTTCAGCGCAGGGGCAAGCTCCCTGCCGTACTTGATGGCCGTGGCCTGTACATCTGCGGCAGTCTGCTTCCACTTGATCGGGGTGCTTTTGGACTGCTCTTTGAAGACTTCGTTTGTCCGGCCTGCTGTGTCGGCGAACTCGCCAAGCATCCGCTGAGCGCCCTTGGCACCCGCGCCGGTCACCTGGAATGCTGCGGTCATACCGCGCAGGTCAGGGAACAGCTTGGCGAACGCCTGCGTGTTGCGTCCCGTGGACACGTACAGGGCTTCGAGAGCCTCTTGGAAGCTGCCGGTCTTGCTGATTAGTTCAGCGCCGGACGCAACGCCAAGCTCTTTGTACTGGCGCTTCAGGTCAGTAGTCGGCTTGATGAGCTGAGCCATCGCGCCCTTGGTGTAGGTCATCGCTTCAGCGGCAGGCACACCCTCTTTAGTGAGGGAGGCAATCATCGCGCCGACTTGCTTGATGTTCACACCGAGCTTTGAAGCGAACGGCAGAACGGGACCAATGCCTTGGGCAAGGTCACCGAACGAGATAACGCCCTTGTCGACCGTCTGGAAAAGATCGTCCGAGACTTGCGCTGCGTCCTTGGCGGTGAGCTTGTAGGCGTTCAGCACACCTGCGACCGCTGTGGTTGCCGTTTCCGCGTCCGTGAGTCCTGCGGTGGCCGCAACCGCCGAGGACTTCATAACGGTTAGTGCCTCGCCCGCAGAGAAGCCAGAGGACACAAGCTGGTACATGCCCTCAGCGAGCGTCTGGGGTGACTGCGCGGTGCTGCGGGCCATCTCGAGTACCGAGTTGGAAAGACCCTTGAACTCGCCTTCAGACAGGCGGGCGATCGAGTTGACGTTGCGCATAGCGCCGTCGAACTTCGATGTGACTTGGATTGTCTTACCGAGCGCGTACCCCGCTGCGATGGCACCCGCCTGGATCGGCGTGAAGCCCGCCCCCATGCCCTGCATCGCGCCGCGAGCACCCTGACTGGCCTTCGCCATGTTCTGGCTTGACTTTGCGGCCTTGTTATGGGTCGCAGCGGTCGCGCCCACCTGCGCGTCCATCTTCTTGGCCGCAGCGCCCGTAGCCATGAACTGGGCTTCGGTCTTTTTGAGCGCCGATGTGGCGTTGGACACGTTCGCGCGAACATCTACGAACAGCGATGCAGCAGCGCCCATGGCGGCTCCTAGCTAGATGGTTTTGCTACCGCCTCGCTTTCCTTCTTGCGGCGGTAGTTGAGGTAGGCGACCCATTCATCGAACTTGTGAACGGGCCACGAGCGCACGGTTTCTATGTCTTCGCGCAACTCGTATGCGATCTCGAAATAGACCGCGCGGGAGGGGTCAAGCCACAGGGCTTTTTTCAGCCGACTTGGCGTCGGCAACCTTTCCGCCTGCGGCTTGTTCAACTGCGTCGTCAAGCTCATCGAGCGTTGCCGGGGGGAGGTTCTTCAGCTGGTCAAAATGAGCGTCCGTGAATTCGGGCTCTATTGCACAGCGAATGAGCATCCACACCTGAACGTCGATTACAGACGAATCGTCGGTGATCTTGGACGCGACGAACTCCTGATCCTTGACGAGCATTTCCCGCACCTTGATCTTGCCCCCAAGCGACGGGACGTTGACGACCTTGGTCTTCGGTGTGTAGGTCAGGAAGGCGTCGGCTGAAAGTGTTTTGGGTGGCGTGGGCATGGCTAGATAACCGCCCTGGTGATGGGTCCGGTGATCTGAAGCTCGCCGTTGAACTGGTTGGCGTCGCCAACGTCGGTCTTGACCTCGTACTTGGTCACGAGGCACGATCCGCTGTACTTCACGTTCGATGACGCCGTGCCGGCCGGGTAGAACTCGAACGCGGTTCCGGCGAAGCCAGCTGCGGCCGAGTAGACCGTGTAGATGTAGCCGTCCGTGGTGGGGTCCCAGATGCCGTCGATCGGGATCGTGCCGTCAGGCAGACCGGCGATGTAGGTCTTTGCGGTTGCGCTAAGACCAGTGGTCTCGGCCTTGTCCAGCTCAAGGGCAATGCCCGTGGTTGTGACGGCTGAAGAGATGTCACGGAGAGAACCCCCGCTGGTCAACTTCAGTACGCCGGTTGATCCGTGCGATGCAGCCACGGGTCACCTCCTGTTGTTTTGGGGGTTTACGGAACGCGGGCGAATGCCGCGTGGATGGTGGCGGTGCCACCTGTCGCCGTCCCGTTGAATCGGAGATACCGATTTACGGTTCCGGTTACAGCGGTGGCAAGTGCTGAGCCGCCAGCTGTGACGTTTGAAAACGTGATGAGGTCAGACCAGCTTGAGTTGTCTGTTGAGTGCTGGATCTTGCCGACGATCGTTCCGCCATTTAGGGCGGTGACGTGGAAGTACCCGGCACCACCGTTGGATGTCGCCGCGCCGTTATCGACGCTGCTGGCCGCCGTGCCTGCCGTGAAAGATGCTGTGAGCGGCTCGAGCGATACAAGGCGATCAAAGCCCCTTGACGACTGCGCCTCAAACTTGATGCGGTTGGCGTCCTCTACGGGTGTGTCGATCTCGTACTTTGTTTCGATGCCGTAAGCACCGAAGCCAACCGAGCCAATCGCGTCGCCTGCCGGGAAGTGCGAGAACACAGCGGAGCCCGACCACGACGCCGATCCGAGGACCGCATCAGACCCAACGGTGCCCTGAGCATCCCAGACGCCCTCGCCAGAGAACACCTGATCGTGAAGGCCCGCGATGTAGGTCATGGCGGTGGACGAGAACACCGTCACGTCGGCTTTGTCATTCTCTGCCGACTGATTTGTCTGTGACAGGTAGCCCGAAAGGTCGCGCCCACCCACATATGTCTTGGCTTGTGCGCCGTGACTAGATGCCATTGCTTATCTCCTGCCCCTATGGGGCGATCCAGATTCTGTAGTTGCCGCCGTGATGGACGTAGATGTGACTGTTGGCGGGTTCGGTGTAGTCGATTGCGGACTCTCTGCGGGTGGACAGCCAGATACGGCCAGAGATGGTGAGGGCGGAGTCGTTTAGAACGGTTTTGATGCGAGCGGCGATCGTTCCCGCTGCGGCCTTCGTTGGGGACCCTGCGGGGGTCTTGGTTACGGCTTTGACTGTGTAGATGAGATCGATGTGGGCCTCGCTTGAGAGCGTGTAGCCGTCACGATCGCTTGCGCGGGAGAACACGACGTAAGGGAACTCGGCTCCCTGTGGAGCCATACCGTTGTAGACGCTCGCGGTACCCGCCGCAAGTAGGCCGGTAAGGGTCGCGTCGCTCTTGAGTTTCGTGTAAATAGCGGCATCGACTTCATTCAAGAGAACACCTGCCTCATGGCTGCGTAGAAAGATGCTTCCTGCTCGTGCGCCGCAGGGCGGAGCATCGGCTGGGCGGCCATCTTGTGTGTGCCGTATTCGTTGTAGACCGTGTATTCGGCCCCTGCGGTGACGCGCGCCGAGAGCGTGCCTGTCGGCTGCGCTTCGATCGCGCCCTTCATGTTTCCGGTGTCCACTCGCGCGCGCAGCTGCGCTCCTGCCTGAACCTCGTGTGCGGTCTTTTGCACGACCGCCGACGCCTTCGGGATTGCTTCTGCTGCGATCTCCCCAAGACGTGACTTGATAACAACGCTCACAGCAGCCTCGCCTCCACTCGCCTGACGATTTCGTAGGTGCGCGGTTCGCGCATCTCGGACACTTGGTAGGTCTTTGTGGCGATCACCAATTGGTCAGCCACGCGCACGTCAGTTGACGCCGGCAGGGTGATTACGCGATCAGCCGTTTCGGTTACCTGATCTCCGACCACAGCGCCATCGCCGCCTGTCTTTTTGATCGGGGCGACGATGCAAAGTGCGGTGCCAGCCGGTAGCCAGCTGGAGGTTGACCCGCCCTGGTTGTCCGAAGTCGTGGTCAGGCGTTGGATTACGCATGTGTCGCCTAGAAGGTTGTTGAACTCGGCTTGGTACGCGGCAAGCTCACCGCTAGAGAGCATCGTCACGGACCAGCACCCCTGTTCGGATCGGAGACATGCGGGAGAAGTCGTCAGCCATTGATTTGAGCTGGCCTACCTTCTGTGAGAGCTTCAACGACTGGTCGTCAGTTGACACATCAACGAGACCCTTCAGAGAAGATGCCCAAGACGTGCAGACTTCAGCCGCCGCCGCGTAGAGGTCGTATGACCATCCGGTGAAGTAGTAGGCCGTTCCAAGCGTGTTCGCGGAGAAGTCAACCCAACCGTCGCGCGTGATAGTCCACGTCGTTACGGTGCCCCCTGAGCCGTCCTGAACGGTGCCGCCTGCGGTTCCTGCCTCTACGAAATACTGTGTGTGAAGTTGACCCCGCTTGTACTCCACTGAGCCCGCCGAAACTGTGCGCGGCAGGTAGTCGATCATCTCAAAGTCAATGAGTGCGCGGTGGTGATTGAGGCTTGCCTGAAGCTGCGCGTCCGACCAGTACGTAGCGGTCCCTGCCGTGTACTCGGCGGTGCCTGCGGCTACCAGTGTGCGGAGGTCGTCAACGAGCGTCATGCTGCCACCGGAACGTGCGCGATTGTCGCTGCGATGAGGTCGTCAAGTGAGTCGCGCGGGATGAAGCCTCGTGTCTGGGCTTGCGTGATATTTGGCACCTTGACCTTCCCCTCTGCCTCTTCGTAGGCTTCGCCGTGGACGATTTTTCCGCTTGTGAAGTTGATTGTTGAATGACTTGACGTGGCGTCGATGACGCGCTGCGCCAAGTCCACGATCGTTGTGTCGTTGTCGGGATTGCCGACGTTGAAGGTCTGCCTATTGAACGGCTGATCGAGTGCGCAGGCAATGAATCGCGCGAGGTCAAACACAGAGGTAAAGGCGCGGCGCTGCGAGCCGTCGCCAAAGACCGTCAGCGGAATGTTCTGTAGCGCCTGCTCAACGAAAGTGGGAAGCACAAAGCCCTTGGCCGATGTCTGACGCGGCCCCGTGACGTTGAAGGGGCGAATGTTCGTGAAGTCGAGACCCGGGCAACCGTGCAGAAGGTGTTCGCCCGCGATCTTGCCTACCGCGTACTCGAGCCGCGCCGAGTGCTTGTCCGGTACGCGCAGGTCGTCTGTCTCCACATACTCACCGGAGAATCCGTAGACCTCAGACGTTGAGATGTTGACGAGTGGGGCTGACTCACGCGCACATAGGTGGGCGACGTGCTTGGTGACATCGACTATCTCATGTGTCACCGAGTCCTGGTTGTACAGGAGCGCCACAGCGCCCACAGGAGCCGCGCAATGGACTACTGCGTCCGGTGCGTAGAGATGTGTGTCGCGTACGTCGCAGCGCACGACGGTCGCGCCGCCGATGTCATCCACGACGTTGCCGCGCTCGCGGTCGATGACCGTCACAGAGTGCCCGCGTCGGATCAATTCTTCTGAGACAAACGAGCCGATAAAACCAAGCCCGCCGGTAACTGTTACTCGCATTCCGAACCCCCAGCGACACAATCGAGAAAAGTCTTTTGATCTGCCATTGCTCGCGCTGCGACTTGAGCGCGTCCGTGTGTTCCCTCTAGGTGTGTGAAGCAGTAGTCGCGGCAGACCGTGGCGCTAAGCCCGATAGCAGAGGCCCGCTGCGCCAACAGGTCATCCGCGTAGTAGTGGATTGAGGGGAATCCACCCAGTAATTCGGTCAGGTAGTCGGCGCGAAAGAACGGGAACGGTGATCCGTTGCAGCGTGTTCCATCGGGGCATTCAGGGAGGAGCATCCCGCCGCCCATCGTGCCGCAGCTGTGAAGGCTTCCGTCCTTGTTCTCAAGCCTTGGTGACGGGTACTCCATGCGACACGCAGAGTCAAGCGCCGCTTGAAACCAGCCTTCATGGGGCAACACATCATCGGCGGAAAGGTGAACCCAATCCCCCGTTGCTGCCGCCGCGCCCAAGCGCCACGCCTCGCCAATAGTCGTGCAGTCGCGCACAACGATGACTTCGTATTCCACCGAATCGGGCTTGGTGGCTTCATACGCGGCCCTCGTCTTGTCGAACAGGATTCCGCGTCCCTGGATGGTGGGGATGACTACCGAGACCTTCATTCGGGGATCTCCGGGTCTTCGTCAATCTCGTAGCCGTTGACAATGAACGTCTCCGCGAACGTGACCGCTATAACTTCAGCAGACTCGGACGAAAAGCCCTCATCGATCAATTCCTTGCGGAAGCCGGCGAACAGTCCTGCTAGCGATTTCAGTTCGGCGGCGCGCTGCTCGAGCGCGGCCAGCAGGTCAAATGGTGTCTCGTCGGTCATGCCGCCACCTCAATGGTCGGCTTGACGATCTCCACACCGCCAGCAGCAAGTGACTTCTCTGCAAGGCGGGCTTCTGCGCTTTCAAGGAACGGCTTCCAATATGTGTCGGCCACCATGTCAGCATCGAAGGTCAACGCGTGGTCACGGGCGCTCTTGCGCTTCTTACCTGCGCCGTCGTATGCGGCCTCGAGCGCTTCAACGAGTTCGTCAATGTTCGGGACGCGCTGATAGCCCTTCTGCACGGTCCAAATCTTCTGACCACCCACCTGCCAGCCGACCTTGCCGACTTCTTGCATGGCGGTGAAGTCCTGCACGATGACCGGGGTGCCGCAAGCCTGGGCCTCAAGCACCGGGATTCCGAAGCCTTCGCCGTAAGCGGGGTTGATCAGCACATCCATAGCGTTGTAGATCGCCACCATGTGCGTGTCCGAGCATCCGAGGCCGTTGTACTGGTACGGATCGACCCACCTAAGCGAGTCGTGCGGGACGCCGATGTGGTTGCACAGCGCGTAGAGGTCTACGCCCTGATTGATCCCGTGAGGATCAGTGTGCAAGTAAAGGATCGCGTCGGAGTGCTTCGCCTGCAACTGCTTGAACGCGGCGAGGGTCTCAGCGAACGCCTTGCGGGGAAGCTCCACACCCTTGTTTGCCGCAACCATGCCCACCATGAAGGCGTCTTCTTCGATGCCGAGCTGCTGCCGACATTCCTTGCGGTTGATCGGCTTGAACAGTTCTGTGTCAACTCCATGCGGGATGAAGTCGGCTTCGATGTCCTTGCGGGCGAAGGCTTCCTTGCCGCTCTCAGACATCGCGATACAGCGCGAGCCAGAGTTCTTGAAGAACGCTTCGACGCCCGGAACTACGTCCTCGTGGTCAACCGGAGCCCACACAGCATGATTGGCCCGAGAGGCCGTCTGCGGGTTCAAGATCCAGGCATCGACAAGCGAGATGATGAGTCCCGCCTTGTCCGGCGTTCCGCCGAAGAAATGCGCCGCGTGTGACGTGTACACATCGTTCGCGTAGCCGTCCGCCCCACCGGGGTAGATCGGGATCTCGTTCCATTCGAGCTTCGCGCCGTGGAGGCCGTAGAAGGCGCAGATGCCTACTTCGTGGCCCATTCCTTTGAGGCGGCTTGTGACTTGGGCTGTCTGGTTTCCGTAGCCCGTGGAGACCCACGGGGCGTTTGAATGCCAAAAGACCTTCATTAGATGCCGTCCCTTCCGAGGATGCGGCGGTACCAAATGGCTTTCTGACCGCGCTTGACCCATTTGCGGCCCTTGATGAATCGCTTGGCCCACTTGATCTCGTCCTCAACGTCGAGGCCGTTGGCGTTCAGGTGGCAATGGGTGACCTTGTGCAGGGTCCATGTGTCGATACCTGCAACAGCTAGCCGTGAGGACGCTTCAAAGAAGTCGGCGACAATCGGCCAGTTGTCATTGAATAGCCGCTCGTCCGGCCCCGCATCCCAATCAACCCAGTGGTCAATCTCGGGCTTCACGGTTTCGGTGAACGTGTCACGCAGCTTCTCGGTTTCAAGCGACACACGGACAACAGATCCGTCCTCATGCCACGGCTCGTAGAAGTGGTGACAACTCAGCGCCGGGGCCGCGTCTATTGCGCGGTATACAGCCGCGAGGTTTGCGTCTGCGCGGAGGCGCAGTTCTATCCAAACGCTCACTAGCCCACCGCCTGAAAGTTGGCCGATCCGGTGCTTCCGTTCCATGTGTACTCGTCCTTGCGAGCAATCATGCGGCGCATCCGAATTGCCTTCGCTTCTTCACGGGCTGCGGTCTTCTTGGCTGTGTCTATTTGCACGATGCCGTGCGGCAACATGAGGTAGGTCTTCAAGGGTGGCTCCTTGGTTCAAATGGGTGACGGAGGGTGACGTGCGAACGCGCCACGCCACCCAAGGACGCGCTCGCACGGAAAGAAGGTGGGGAGAGGCCCGAAGGCCCCTCCCTGACGCTTACGCGCCTACGCCGTTGACGTACTCCACGTGGACGGTGACGAGCTTCTCAACGAAGCCATCACCCGCTCCCTGTGTGTAGTTCAGGACGAGCCAGTTGCCAGCTGCGATCTGCTCGGAGCCGGACACCAGCGATGTCGTGGCGGGGACAGCCGCCGTGGCGAGTGCCGTGGCCGAGGTGTTTGTTGCACCTGCAACCACGGTTCCCGTTGCACCTGAAACGATCGCCGTTCCGTTCGTCCACTCCTCGAACTGGTACTGCGAACCAACCGCAGTACCCGCCGTGCAGGAGACGAGCGAGATCTTCTTGATCGTGATCGTCTGGTCCGCGCGTAGCACGTGAACCTTCTTGGATGCACCGGGGTTGGTGATGACTGCTGAAACGTGTTCAACGTTGTCGTAACTAAATGACATGTCTACTCACCTCATCCCGTCGGGGCCGTGCCGGCCGTGTTGATTGCGACACCGAATGCCGGACGCCAAACGCCGTAGCCGTACTTGACGCTGATGTTCAGCTCCCAAGCACGCTTCGATGCGTCACGCTCAGGCTCAAGGCGCGGAGCGCGACGTGAGTCAAAGCCGATGGCTGCGCGGTTGTAGATGGCACCGAACACCGACGTTCCAGCAGCGATGTTCGCCGTGGTGTAGATGTCAATGTCACCGACAGAACCGACGTACCACTGACGTGCGACCTCATCCGACACAACCTGACCCTGAGTCACAGACTGACCCGGAGCGACGGCCTTGGCGAGTGAGTGCCACTGGTATTCGGACAGAACCGCGACATACGGGCCCGGGACCTTTGATCCCTTGAGCAACGAACGTGCGGCGAACAGGTTGCTCCACGTGATGGCCGTGCCGGAAGAACTGATCGTTCCACCAGTGAGGCTCGAGAACGTCGAGAGCATGTTCGTTTCGATGTTGTCGGCAATTGCGTTACCGAGTTCGATCGAGATGTCCTGACGCGCGTTCTGCGGGTCAGTCTCAATGCGGCGGTCGGTCAGAAGACCCTGCGCCATGTATTCAGCCGGAGTCAGCGTCGAGAGGTTCGTCTTGTCGAACTGTGTGGGGTTCGAGAAGTCGTCGGTCTCGCCAACGGACTGGGCTTCGATCTGCGGGTATGCGCTGAGCTTGCGAACTTCGTCACCCGTTGAGTCGTTGAACGTGGTGCAAAGACTCGACATGATGTTGTTCGCTCGCGCGACGAATACCGCATCTTCGTAGATGGAGTTGAAATAACCGTTAAGTTCGGCAACTCCCGAAAGACCTGTGGCCATTCGTTATCCCTTCGATGTGGGTTTTTATGGGTATCCGTCTGCCGCCAGGGCTGACCGGGGAGCGCCACCAGGGCGCGGTAAGGGGGTGCTGCTAGCGGATCTCTACGTATCCGCCGCCATTGGCTGCCGGGTTATCCCATGCGTGGGTGTTCCCGCCGCCAAAGACTCGTGAGTGACGCTCCTCGTAAGTCTCGACCTTCTCCCCGCCCTTGGCAGGGTTGGCCGATGCGCCAGAGGATGCTCCTGCGCCGTCAAGTGCGAAATCGCCTGAATCAGCGAGTGCCTTCACGAGTTCTGCAATGTTGGTTGGTTCGCCGGCTTCGTCGTACTCAATTGCGTCTGTGTCGAGCGCCTTGAATGCGAGTTCCGGGTTCTTGATTCTGGCCTTGCTTGCCTCTGCGATCGTCTGAGCGCGTAGGAGCTTGGCTGCTGCTTTGGTCTCGGCTTCAGTTGCCTTGGCCTCTGCTGCTGCGGCGCGTTCAGCTGCGTCCTTCGCTTCCTTCTGCGCCTTTTCTGTGTCGTTCAGCTTGGCCGCCTCAAGGGCGTCAAGCTTCTCCTGCGCTTCCTTGGCTGCCTGTTCGGCTGCCGTTGCTCGGTCGCGGAGATTCTTGTTCTCGCTGTTGAGCTTGCGCGTCTTTTCCTTGGCCGCCGCGTCGTCCGTGGCGGTCTCCTGCGTGACCTCAGTGGTCGTTTCGGTGGTCGCCTCCGGGGCGTCCGTAGTTGTGACCTCATCGGTCATGGGTGGTTCCCTTCTGTCGTTTAGCCGCCTCCAGGGCGGCAGAACACTTAGTTACTCGACGCCGAGTGCGCGCACGATCTCATCTTCAGCCGCGTGGATCAGCGACAGCGCAGACGAGAGGCTGGATCTAACTTCGGTGTCGCTCGCATCGACATAGGCGCGGTCAACCGACTGCGCGGACTTGCGGATGGAGGAGTAGGCGTCCGACACCGATCCGCCGATGGCCTTTACCTTTGCCACGCGCTTCGCCTCGCGTTGTGACTCTTTCCATCGCTGCGCGCTTGCAGCGTCCTCGAAGTGCCGAACACGACACCGACGCGACTTACAGTCGTAAAACTTGGCCTGGAACGTGCACTGACAGTCGCAAGAGTTGCCTCGCGTCCGCCCACACGCCCGCGAGTGGAAGCGGTAAATTCCCGGCATCCCATCAAGAGATTCAAGGCGCGTCATTCGCCCGCGTCCTCAATGATCTTGGCTCGGCAGGCTGCAATATCTTCGACGGCGGCGTCCAGCCACATAACCGCCGAAACCACATCCTCTGCGTCGCCCGCGCGCACTAGGTAGTTCAACGCCGAGAGCCTCTCTCGACCCCCGGGGGCGGCATTTGCCTTAGCCGTTTGCTCAAAGTGCCTTCTAAACACTTCGGGCAGATACGGATTATCGAGCGGCGGAGTAACCCGCCCGTTTGGGTTTGGATGACGTGGCAATCCCACGGGGCTGCTCCTTTTGTCGGGTGGTATTAGGCGGCGTTAGCGAGCGCTTGCTTGGCCGAGGCGGTGTGGTGGGACGTTCCCCACTTGCGTGACCGCGTGACCTGCATCGTGTCGGGCAAAGTGACCTTGCCGGACTTGTAAAGCTCGTACTTGCCGGGGCCGAGGATCTTGCGTTGCGTCTCGGCGGGGAGCGTCTTGAACACGTCCGTGCCTAGTGGTGGCGTCGGGCGCTCGAACTGCTCCATGTTGTCGAAGCCAAGTTCTTTCCATGACTTCGTGTAAGGAATGGCTGCGCAACGGCAGTTGACATGCGCGCCGAAAGATTCTGTGTTCTCGTGCTTGGTCCCGCTCATCGAGAAGCAGGCCGAACAGGTACGGGAGTCGAGCTGCGCGTGCCAGATCCAGCCGGTGACAACGGCTGAGCCCTTGTAAGACTCAAGCGCTGCCGTGCGGTAGGCGCGAAGCATCTCGGTACGTGAGATGGTCAAGGCGCGGTCAAGCGGTATCGACACGGCCTGTCGAAACGCTGCGGCAACCACTCGCGGATTCTCGCCACGGGCGATCCCGTAAGAGATGGCGTCTTGCGCGGCCTTGCGCGTCGTGGGCGCGATCTCATCGAGCAATTGTGCTAGCGGGCTGCCGTCGCCCGCGTATCCCACAAAGGCGTTTACAGCGCCTGCGTTGAGTCCGATGAACTGCGCTCCGACTTGAGCCTGAAGCGCCGTGGGCGCGCCGCTCGCAAGCTCCACAAGCCTGCGCTGATCTTCATTGAGCGTCGAGAGTGCTTGGCGCTGGCCGTCCGAGATGATCTCGCTGGCCTGCCTGCCGAACGCGCCTACTTCAGCTTCAATCTGGTCGATCAGTTGGCGGTACTGAAATTCGTTTACGAGCCAAGATGTGTTGATCTTCTCGCCGAGTTCTTCTGCGAGCCTGATTGCTTCGGTGAGGTCGCGCAGGCGGTCACGCAGGCGGCGGTAGACCATGAGGTACGTTCGCCTGAGTTCTGCCGCCTTGAAGTCCTCGATGCGGCGTAGGCGTCTGCGCTGGCGCTCAAGTTCGCGCTCTAGCGCGTCAAGTTCACGGCTCAAGGCTCGAAACTGCGGGCTGAGTTGCGCAGCATCGCCTCGACTACCCACTTGCGGGATTCAGTCGAGCGAGCTTCCAGAACCGAGCGGTTTCCGTGTTCGAGCTCCACCACGACGGTTACTGACTTCACTTCAGCACCGGGGTAGTCATCGTTCACATCTTCCATCACCTGTGCGGCGAGGCGTCCGATCTCGGTTGTGTCAACGTCAGCCATGAAGTCCATCATACGGTCCCGGCGTTGACTTTTTCTGTGAAGGCGTCTGCGCCCTGCGTGTTGCCGGCGTCGAACTGCGTAAGCATGTACTCAGCCGACGATTCGCGCTCCTCGCCGATCTTCTCGGATTCCAAGTCCCAGTCGTAGCCGAGCTTGCCCGAGATGGTTTCCTTGGACGCCACACCCATGCGGATGTCTGCCTCTGCCACCTGGCGCTCCTCGAGCGCGTCCTTGGGCAGAATGTCTGGCCAGAGAATGTCGGGGATCTCCGGTTCTTTGACCCCGTGAATGACGCAGATGCGACGGTTGGTCTCGTCAATCATGTGGCCGTAGGTCATGCGCTTGGTCGACGTGAGGTCGATCAGCGGCTTGTAAAGGATCTGCATTGCCCGAGCGGAGAGGTTGCCGATGTTGTCAACCTTGCCCGTTGCGACCTCTGGAATGCCTGCGATTGAGTGCATCGCTGCTTTGAGTTCGTTGTATGTGTCGATCGACGCCTTGAGGTCGCCTGTCAGCTCGAGGTTCTCAAGCTCTGCACCCTCTGGAACGAACGTCAGCGAATTGGGCTGCGCATTTAGCTCCACAAACTGATCTTGCGTCATGCCCTTGGCAACGGTCTTCGGGCCAGCGTGGTAGGTAAGGATCTTCTTGACATCGGAGACAACCGCGTTGATCGCGTTGTTGATCTCGATCAGTCCACCCTCAAGGTCTGACTGGCCCCAATATTCGTTCGGGCGAATCATGTTCTGGGTCTCAACGATGGGCGCGAAGTCGAACGGCCACACCTCGGACGCGATCTCCTCCCATCTGTGTGAGCCTGCGCGGGAGATGTAGTCCTTGATTTCCCAGTAGCCGCCGTCTTGCTTGGTGATGTCCTGCCTGCGGGCTGCGGGCTTGTTGTCCTTGTCGATGATTGGCCACTCGATGCGGTAGCGGCGTACCTCGTCGATGTCCTCTTGGCTCCAGATGACCGACACATAGGACGGGTCAAGAACGATGATCCGTGTGAAGTTGTCCTTGGGCTGAAGCTTCAGGAACGGGGTTCCGGTAACGCCACCATTCAATGCGAGCTTGTTCAGCGTCAGCATCTTGGAGTTGGCGCGACGTGTGCCACCAGACCATGAGTCTGCGATCAGGTCGTCAACCCTCTCGTCCTCGCCCTTCATTTCGAGGTCTTCACCCAGAAGGAACTTGACCGATGTGTTGACGAACGAGCGCGCAAACGGCAGGATCACGTTGTCATTGCGCTTGCCAAACTCGACCTTGAGGGGCGACGGCATATCGCCCTCGTAGACCTCCCAGCCAAGCTTGAAGCGCTCAAGGCGATCTTGCTCCTCGGCATCGACGCTCTGAAGTTGTTGTAGTTCAATCGGTGAGAGAGTCAATCCCAAAATCCTTCGATAGTCGCGACTGGGCCACCCCTGCCGGAAAGAACTGCGTATGCGCCAGAGAGCGCGTCCACTTGGTCGTCGTGTGCGTGTGAGTCGTCTTGTGTGAACGCCTCTAGCTCGTCAAGGAAGGCCGCGTTCCAGCTGCCTTCGACAATCTGAATCTGCCCGTGTTCGGCCTTTGATGACACGACGCCGGCTCGATCCCACTTCTTGCCTGTGGAGCGGTAGCCATGTACTGCGCGGTCAGCGAGTGTGCGCTTCCAGGCGTCCACCACGACCTTGCCTGAGCTTCCCGGCTCTTGCTCGACCCAGATGGCCGTGCCGATACCGTCACGCTCTGCCTGAGCCTTGGCCTGCTTGTCTACGCCTTGTGGTCTGCTGCGGAAGCGTTTGACGTTCTCGATGATGAAGTCGCCGTTTGTGCGCCTCCCCATCCTGAGTCCAACGGTCCAGTCTGGGTCGGGGTTGGCGTCGGAAGGTTCGGTTGCGGCGAGGTCCCAGAAGCGCACCCACGTAACAACGTCGTTGGGGGCTTCTGCGATCTTGGGAAGAAACCACTGGCGACGGAACAAGTCACCGGGCGGGCGTGAGTCCCAGTCGCCCTCTAGAAGCTGCCTTCGTGTGTGGTGGTCAAGCTCATCAAGCGAGCCAACGTAGGCGTCGTAGTCAAGGCTTGGGTTGTCTGACAGTCTCGCGGGGATGAACACACGGTTTGTGTCCCTTGAGGTGACAAAGCGCTCTTTCACCCACTCATGGCCGGGGCCACCGGGGTTGCTCGCTGCTCGCATCCGAAGCGGAACGGGCGAACCCTCAAGCTTGCGAAGTCGTGAGAAGAGGTAGCGATACTGCGTCTGCGAGAACTGCGTCAGCTCGTCATAGCCAATGAACTGGTAAGCCGCGCCCTGATAGCGGAGCTTGTCGTTCTCATGTTGCAAGTAGCCGAATGTGATCGTCGCGCCGTTCGGAAACGTCCACCTGTGTTGCTGGTCGTTCCACTTGGCATCTGTGCCACCTAGCCACTCATGCGAAAGCGGAATCAAGCCGCCCGGCTGATTCAGGTCGGGGAACGTGCGGCGAAGTAGAAGCGCTGCGTAGCCGGGAACGTCCACGTACTGCAACGCTGCCATGAGCATCGCGTCCGACTTGCCGCCGCCCGCCGCGCCGCCGTAGAGCGCCTCGCGGTGGGGAAGACTAAGGAACGCGCCTTGCTTTGGGTGCGGATGGTGTGGCCAGTACCTACTGGTCTTGATCGGTATTGGCATCGAGCGCGCCCGAACCCTTCAGGGCTTTGGCAACTTCCCGATACCAGTCCTTGCCGTCGTGGTTCGGGTCGATGCCCTGAAACTCAATCGGTCCACCCTCGCTGCCCGAAAGCTCCATCGCCTGACGCGGCTTGCCGGCGAGTCGATCGGTGATGATCTCGACGGACTTGATCTGCGTCGGAATGTCTGGCACCTCTTCTACGCGGGCAGTGGGTCCGTTACCCACTACAACGTGGCGTGTCGCGGTGATGCCGCGCTCTAACGCTTCGGTCAGCTTTGGCTGGTTGGCGAGCCACACCTTCTCGTACAGCTCTACCTCTTTCGGTAGGCGCTTTCGTCCGCCGAATCCGTTGTCTGCGACGAATCCCGCTGATTCGCGTGTTTCCGCGTCAGAGTGAGCCAGGCAAAAGTCTGTGTCAGTTAGCGGCGCTGCCTTGCACGGCTTTCCCGCCTTAGTGGTGGCTTTGCATCCCATCCTCTGCCTCCTGGGCGTGTAGACGGTTGGTGTGTTGGTTAGGAAACGACGGTGCGAGTGACTGGCCCAGTGAGGGAAACTGTCAATCGGTTGGCGTCGTTGTTTGCGGTCTTGGTTTCACTCTTTGGTTGGAGTGAGAGTGTTGATGTGTAGACCGGCTTTCCGGATGCTGTTCCACCTGGGTAGAACGTGAATCCGGTTGTGCTTTCAAGAATGGTTGTGAGCGCGGGGTCGTAGTTGACATCAAAGGTGAGCAAGCCATCAAGTGGTGATGCCATGAAGCTTCTCGCTGGGCCCGTTATGCCGCTTATGTCTGTTGTGTCGGTTGAGAGTGCAAGCGTTGCGCTGTTTGCGTATCCGCTTATGTCTGTTGGTGAGCCGGCGGATGTAAGGCTTAGGACTGTTGCGGTTGTTGGTGTTGCAGTAACCGCAGGCTTGAACCATCCAGTCCTCAGACGAAAGGCTCTACCTATGCGGCCTGAGATCTCAACTGACATGGTTTATGCCGTCCCTGACGGGCCGGATGGCGTAACAGAGTTGGCTTCTGCTCGGGTGGCTGCGGCTATCACGTGTATCCACCGGATGCGATCTTGTTGAGGTTCCATCCGCCTGCGCCGCCCGCTACTCCGGGGTCGTTGCGTTGGACAGATAGACGCCACACACACCCCGGTGTTGAAAGCGCAACGTGCGCACCTGCGGGGCCAGTACCTCCAACGGCATCCGCCCATGCGCCTTCTGCTCCGTAGCCCTCGTTAATTGAGTTGTGGTCATTGGCGGCGAAAAAGTCTGTTCCCACAAGCGGAATGATCTGAAGATCGGTGAGGATGCTCCGGGGGTCTTTGATGATGTAGACCGGGGTAGTGGTGCGGCTCCACACGATTGACGGGAGGTAGAGCTGGATTGACGATGCGCTTGCAACCTCAAGCTCGCCCGCTGTCGTTGTAAGGCTGAGGCTTTGCGATCCTGCGATCAGTTGTGTCAGGCCGTTATTGAGAACTCCGGTTGGCGTTACTGAGCCGGTGACAAACAGGCCAGCGGAGTTGACACGGATTCGTTCGCTGCCGCCAGTTGCAATGCCGTACTGGTCAGAGGCAATTCGGTAGGAGCCAGTGTTTGTGTCGCTTGCAAAGGTTTCGGACGGGGCTGCTGCGGTGCCGTTGGCAAGCAGAAGCGGGCTGCTCATCGTCTGGCTGAGATCCCATGTGTTCGTCGCGTCCTTGCTGCCCTTGTTGTTCAGGTCAACAGCCGACACAATCAAGTAGACATTTGCGCCAGCAGAATGGGCTTTTGTGAAGGTCGTAGACGGAGAGGCAAGCGTCAATGTGGCACCTGATCGCGTCACATGGACTAGCTCTGCATCGTCTAGCGGATCGTCACCTACTTGGACTGCGTAGGTGCTTGTGGTTCCCCAATCGATGCCAGTTGTTGAGGCAAGGACACACGATGAACCACCGATGGAAACTGATGCGTTCAGGGTTCCGGCGAATACGGAATCCCGCGCTACGTCACGAGGCACGGTCGTGCCACCAATCGCACACGGCGATCACGTAGAAACACACATGGGCAAAGGCCAAGAGACTCTTTTCGATGATGAAGTTGAGTGTCTTGTCCATCGAGACTCCTGTGTGTTGGTCAGGGCTTGCGGCCGTAAATCTCTTGGTTGGCGTCGTAGGAGCCGATGTACTGACCGCCGCCGCCTCCGGTGTGTGCCACTCGGTAGGTCTTGTCCTTGGATGCGAATCCGACTCCGGGGCGAATGTCTAGGTCGATAGCGCCCTGCCTGCGAAGGTCGCTGATGACGCGCTCGCGCTCGTCGGCCTTGTTGCGGAAGTCGTCAAACTCGCTCATTCAGAACCGAACCTTTCGACATGGCTTCTTAGTGAGCTGCACCACGGCCAATCCGTTGATGTGGAGCTTGCGGGCTAGCGGGGCGTGTGCGTCGAATCCGCGTGTGTAGCCCCGGACTGATCCGCCGCCACCGCCGATGTCACGCTTAACCGAACGGGCTGTGTACCTGCCGCGGTGGGCGTAACGAACCGCGTGGAGCGGGAGACCACCCAAGGCCGTTCCCATGTTGAGTTCAGCGAAGGAATCGGAAAAGCTGAATAGGTTGTCGCCTCGGTAACCAATGCCATTGTCGTCTCCCGCTGAGGTGCCAAAGGTGCTCGCGCCGGTCCACTTGGCCGATGATCGACACACCTTGATTCTTTTGAGATTGTGTGCCTTGACGATCTTGTACTTACGTACGCAGACTGGATATTTGACCTTGTACAGATGGCCGGCGGTTCCGTCGAGATCCCTGCGCCTGTCTACCTGGCGGTTCCATTTCGATGATGAAACGGTGTTGCAGGTGGGCGGGGCTACTTGCGGTTTATCCACCGCCAGAGCCGCTCCCGAACCGAACGCGAGGGCTGCCGCATATACGGCGATGAGGACGGCGACAAAAGCGCATATGAGCGCTGCGTCTTTGAGTTTCGTTTTGCCAAGGCGGATAACGGCCTTTCCACGGGGTGTCGCCCATCGGTGATTAGGGACCGAGGGGCGCGGGTAAATATCGCGTGGAGCCGCCGCTCGGGACGGCTCGCCAACGCGATCGTTTGGAGCGTCTGCCAGCGGGATGCGAAGGCAGCGCTGATGTGGCCCTAGGGGGCCGCAACGTGAAGATGTGACGCGACCAAGCCCCACCCAGATGTAGAAGGCTTGGCCGCTATGACCTGCGCTCGGGCTGGTCTTCCCGAGGGGTGCTAGGTCAGTCTTGGAAAATCGGCAGGTAAAAGTCCCAGCGTCTTGTCATGTCAAGCGACGGAAATCCAGTCGCGACGGGAAACACGGGCCTGCCAAGGGATTAGACCACCCGCGTCGGATGGAAAGTCAGGCCGCTTCGTCCATCTCTGTGTCGAGTCCCGCGCGCTCCTCGATGCGACTCATGTAGAAGTTGATTCGCTCAATGTCCTTGCGGTCAAGACGGGTGAGTGCCGCAGGCGCAAGTCCAGCTGCCGCGTTGTCAATGCCCCGCCTCATCTCTGCGATTCGCTTCTGCTTTATGTCGTCGTTCCGGTCATCAGCGAGCTTGCACAGGCGCTCCTGGTACCCCTCGGGCACCGCCTCGGGTTCTTCGGAAAGCGCAAGGGCGGGAATGTCCGTATAGCCGCCAGCCTTCGCCAAGAGCCGCGGACGCTCGCGCTCAAAGGTCAAGGCGTACGTGATTTTCCAATAGGCGTCCTCTCGCTCAATTGCAATCACCGTTGCAAAGGCGTCGTCCTTTCGCTGTGTGTCGTGGTAGACCGGGATTGCCGAGGCGTCCTCACTGTGCCCACACGGCACCACATTGAAATCTGCGTCAAGCTCCACAACCTCTCTGATGGTCACTCGCCCGACACGCATAAGCGTCCGGCGCTGGTCCCTCGTGAACTCGATCATGCCGCCTCCTGCATCGCCTGAATTTCTCTGAATGTCAAGTCTGTGTGTGGGGTCTTGGACCCTCGGTAAAGCTCGGCTTCGATCTGCACAACCTGCTTGTCATCCTCGAAAACGATTCCGTTTGCTGCGTCGAGGATTGTCTTGATGAGGTTGTCCAAGTCGCAGGTGTTGGACTTCACATGGAAGGCGACACGCAGCGATACGGGGTGACTTACTGGCGGTCCGGTGTGCGCCGAGCGGAAGTGCCACGCAAGCTCCTGTTCTGCTGCGAGGGTTTTGGCATCGGTATAAACGTGAGGGCGTCCTTTGATGCAGGAGAACCTTGGACGGCCCTTCGGGACGGGCTCGCCGTCTATGCGTAGTCGGTCGATCATGCCGCCGCCTCCTGATCAATCAGCTCAAGCAATTCTTCTCGTGTGTCGGCTATCAGTCTGCGGGGTAGGACCGGGATCACGACACCTGCTGGCTCGGGAAAGATTGAGGCTTTCCACTTGTTCCCGTTGCTGCCTCGGGGTGGTTCGATTGCTATGCCTCGCATCTTTTCTGCGAGGTTCAGGATTGAGTCGTTGGTGGTCATGCGGCCACCTTCACCTTCCGACGCTCAAGGATCTCAAGTATCTGTGTCGCAACATCGTGCGCCTGTCGTGGCGTCAAGTGGTCCACGTACTTGCGGCGGTCGATGCCTGCCCCGCGAAGGATGTTGTCTGCGGTCGTGACTCCGAATCGCTGGATGGATCGACACACGTCGAAAACCTTGATGTGCTCGGACCGCTCGCAAATGATCGTTACCGGATCGACGCTTCCCGCTGCAATCCCAATCTTCAATTGAGCGATCTTGAACCTGGCTGCGTTGGCTAGTTCAAGTGCTTCCATTGCTTGTGCGCTCATGCTGCTCTCCGCTTCTGTTCGCAAAGTGCTTTGCGGCGCTTCACGGTTTCGTGGTATTCGTCATCGACTAGTTCGTGGGCGCGGCACTTGCCAACACCCAGCTGAATTGCGATCTCTGCATAGGTTCTGCCGTCAGCGAAAAGGGCTCGGGCTTCTGCCTGCTGCTTGGCAAACTTGGCTTCGCGCTTTTCGGTCAGGGCGTTGCGGGCCTTTTCCATCTTGGCTTTGTCGCGGTCCTTGGATTCTTTGGCCTGACGGTTACGACGTTCTCTGCGTTCACGGTCTGCTCGGTCTAGGAATGCCTGGCGATCACTCGACACATCAAAGGGCCATTCCATTTCTGGATGAGCAATTAGTGACCCACCTGATGCGAGACGTTCTGCTTTTAGGGTTGGTTTGTTTGGTGTGTCGGTCATGCTGCAGCCCTCATCCAGTAGCGGCCCTGGAATTCAAAGCCGTGTTCAGTACAGAAATCCTCGAGCCCGTCCGGGTACGCCTCGGCGGGGAGCACGAGTTGGCCGGCGTCGAATTGGTTGTGGTGGAATCTGCAAAGCGCCAGCGCATTCCGGTCGTCTGAGAAGATCGCGTGGCCTACCGGGTAGTGCGCCTTGAGGACGCGCTGGGGGATTACGTGCGCCGCGTCCGTCTGCCCCTCGCACATCGTTTCGGTGTGGTCGATAGCGACACACCTGCCGTCTCTCAGCATTACGTCAGCGATCAGTTCGGTCATCGCCTCGGGCTTCATGGGCCTTTTTCGCTGAGTCTTTTTGAGCTGCCCCCGCTTCATTTCCTTACGGGGCTTCTGCTTAGGGGGTCGGGCCTTCAATGTGGAATTCGGAACTGGAATTCGTGTGTCGGGTTCTACGCAGAGTCGGCACAGGGGTTCGGGCAGAGAATGTGGGCAGAGACTTGTCACGACTGCTCACCTGATTTATGGACTTCCCGAAGGTCGTCCTGTGCGCTCCGCCGATCTTCGGAACCCATCAAACCCTGATCCTCAATCCACATCAGAAGTTCAGCGGCAAGCTCAGTTGCTTCCTCAGGCGTCAGCGCATAGTCGTGGTAGTAGTTGCCGTCCGCGTGTTCCTCGTAACGCCCAACGTTGAGAGTGAAGTCGCCATCGTGGTTGCTCGTCCAGAACGAATGCGCGTCTACGTGAACGCTCATGCCGCACTCCCGAAGTTCATTACCTCTTGGGCGCAGCGGTTTGCCGCGACTTCGCAGTAGGCCTCGTCAATCTCAATTCCAACCGCCTTCCGCTGCAAGTCTTTCGCGGCGACGAGGGTTGAGCCGCTCCCGGCGAACGGGTCAATAACGATTCCCTCGGTGCGCTCAATTAGGTGGCGCAGCAACGGGAGGGGCTTTGTGTGAGGGTGCCCCGTCAGGGATGCGGTGTGGGCGATGCTTCCCGCGCCGACCGGCAGTAGCGAACTCCACTCGATGGTGCGCTTCGGCCACGGGCCAACGAGAAACACTGGTTCGCAGTCGCGGCGGTATCCCGTAGTCGATCCCCATACCCCGGCATCAGCGGGCTTCGGCCATACCAGGACTTGTTTGAGGTTTTCGGGGAAAGGCGCGTAGAACGATCCGAACACCACCCCGCGCATTTCTGGCAACAGGGCGAGCGCAGCGTCCCGCGTTGCGGTCGACTCGTCATTGACAATCCCGGCGTGAGCGCGGCTGCCCGCAGGCTTGCTTTCGTTCTTGAACCATCCGATGCCGTAGGGTGGGTCCGTAACGCAAACCATTTCAGACCCCCCCCCGATGATTCCGGGCAGAAGCTCGAGGCAGTCCCCGTGATACAGCGTCACGAAGTCATCTTCGTAGTACGGCTTCGGGAGATTCATCGGCCTACCACCACCCGAGCCAAGCCATCGGCTGTCACGTTACGGAGCGCGTAAGCGCGACCATAATCCTTTGCGTTCTTGACGCTCACACCACACCCCCCAACACCCGGAAGGGCGGTGCCGCTGCCCCACGCACAAAAGCCCAACGCCGCAAAGCGTCAGGCTTTTGGTTAGAAAGGCTAATCCCCCGCCTAGTCCTAGATGCGCGTGAAGCCTCCACGCATGTATTGTAGGCCCGGTGTGGGTCGGATATTGCCGTGTGTCGAGCGTAGGTGGGCGAAGCGGGGAGAGCTTTCGTAGCCCCGAGGATCAGCGCTCGGCAATTGAGAATTACGCGGCGAGGATGGGCTGGCAAGTTCATGTGTTGCCTCCCGATCTGGATGAGTCCGGCGGCACCGATAGACGGGCTCAGTTGCAGGTTGCCGTCGAAGGCATCGAGTCCGGCAGGTGGGAAGGGCTGATCGTTTACGACCTGTCGCGGTTCTTTCGCAACACCAGGCTTGCGATTGAGTACACCGATCGCATCGAGTCCGTTGGAGGGCGAGTTGTGTCCACCGTGGAGCAGCTGCCAGCGGGGTCGCTTGGCACCTACCTTCACACGATTCTGTCTGCGGGCAATCAGCATTTCCGGGACCTCAAGTCAGAGCAGTTTCTTTCGCTGCAATCAAAGTTGGTAGAGGACGGCAAGTGGCGACCCCCGGTCATTCCACCGGGGTACGTGAAGGGTGAGGACGGGCGGCTAGTCATTGGCCCAGACGCACCCAAGGTCAAGCGAGCGTTCAAGCTCCGCGCGGACGGCCTCTCGCTGCCCGCTATCCAGAAGGAATTCGGCTGGGGCCAGAGCGTTGTTGCCCGGATGCTGCGGAATCGTGTGTATCTGGGCGAAGTCTCCCTCGGGGGCAATGTCAATCCAAAGGCGCACCCGCCGCTCGTAACTCGCCGCGCCTTCGCTGCCGTTCAACAACTCAACGGCGCTCGCCCGAATGTGAGTCCTTCTGGGTCGCTGCTCGCCGGACTGATCCGCTGCGAGGCGTGTGGGTACGTCATGGGATACGCGAACAAGCCCTCTCCGCGTTACGCGTGTCCAAAGACGCGCGGGAAGGTTCCATGCCCCGCTCCGTCCACAATCCTTGCTGGGCGAGTCGAGAAGATTGTCAGCGCGGTAGCTCGAGCAGAACTTTCTAAGCTCGATGTTCGCTCCAAGCGCGTCGGGAGATCCGAGGCCGACATCGAACAAAAGCTCATCGACGCCGAACAGGAACTTGCCGCTTTTCTCTCGGCAGTCTCGGCGAAGGATGTTGGGGAAGTCGCATTTCGGGCAGGGGCCAGAGAGCGACGGGAGATTGTCGAGCGCGCCCGGTCTGACCTTGCCGCCGCGAGCGTAGTCACGCCTTTGGCCGGGATCACCGGGACCGCTGCTGATGCTTGGGATAGGTGGGATACTCATAAGCGGAACCTCGTCCTACGCGGCCTTCTTAGTTGTGTCGTGGTTCGGCGCACCGATGGACGGCAGGTCCCCGCGATCGAACGTGTGCGCGTCTACCCCGCCGGCTCCATTACCGATTTCAGTAGGCCCTTGCCGTTCGGAGACGGTCACAATGAACTCACTCTCGGGATCTTCCGTCGAGAGGATTGAGGCCACGGCTGCGGCGGCTGATTCCAGGTGGTGGGAGGTCATGGTTGACGCTCCAAGATTTCAAGAGCCTTCATGTACCGCACTCGCATCGACTCGTCACCCTCGTAGCGCCGGTCGTCTGACAGGTTGTCTTTGAGGTCAGCAATCTTGACCTCACGCGCAACCTCTCCGAATATGCCTGCCCCAAAGTAGATGCGCTGGATGTACTGGCTGTGTGTCATCGAGTCACGGCGGGTCAAAAGGTCCACCGCGCCGTTCGTTCGCATCGACGTGCGGCCCATGTCTTGCAGGTCGCCAACGGTCATGTCCGTGTCCTCAACAACGTCGTGCAGCCAAGCCGCCGCCTTCGCCTCATCGCAGACGTTCGCCGCGACGCGCTCTAAGTGTTCGACGTAGGGTCGCCCCGACTTGTCCACCTGGTCGCGGTGCATACATCTTGCGATCTGTTCGGCAATAGCGGCCTCCGGCAGATCGTCGGGAATCGACAAGTCTGTCACGCCATCGGCGCGGTTAGCGCCGCTAATCCGTTCCTGTTTTTCAGTCATCACTTCCCCCATTCGGGAGGTTGCCGATGGGCTTGTACGGCTTGATTTCTACGGCGCTGTCGTCAATCAGTCCGAGCCTGTACGTGCATCCGGTTTCGATAACGAGTTTCACCGCTGCGAGGATTCGTTCGTCGTCCAGTCCTTCTCCCTGCTTGGCCGGGATGGGTGTGTCGCAGTACGGAGTTGGACAGTCTTTGCCGCCGCAGAGTGGACATGGTTTATTGGACGCGCCGTTGGCGGTCCCGGCGTCCGAAGTGGCGTTCCCTTCATCGGGGTTTGCCCGCGTGGCGGACTCGATTGGCTTGACCGTTCCGCCAAGCGTCTTGTGTACGTGCGGCCCTTGAATGTTGCAGCCGATGATCGTGCAGAAATAGCTCACTCTGACCCTCCTGACTTGTCTGGGGTGGCGGCGGGAATCGCTTTGAGGATGTGACGGGGTGTGTCAGCCACGGTGAGTCTTCTCCTTGTGGTACTTGCGGCGGGCGGCGGATTCGGTTGCATTGCGGTCACGGCGGTTGAGCTTTCTAAGGTGTTTGGCAGTCCCGATCAGGTCGTCAAGCGCCGCCGACAAAAGAACCATGTTCCTGTCTGCGTCATCCTTGGTCCACTCCTGCTCCACGGATTCAAGGGCTTCCTTCATCGAAAGAACCTGTCTGCGGTGGAGCGTTTTGATTGCGGTTCCGTCAGCCATTACTTCTCCTCATGGGACTGGTTGGGGTTGGCGGGGCGATTGGGCTTGCTGATTTCCGTCCCGTCTTCAAAGAACTTGGCCCCGCATTTGGAGCAGAAGTGCTGCGGCGGGACCGTTGGGTGTGACTCGCCCGATTTGGTGTGTCCAACCTCTTGGCATTTCTCGTAGGCCAGCCAGATTTCTTCGTCGCTCATGGCGTCGAGCTTTTTCCAGTACGGTGCGCTCACGATTGCCTCTCGTTAGAGGGGTTCTGGTTGGCGGGGTTGACGGCGATTTCACAGTCTCCACCGGGAACGCACCGGAACTTGTTGACGCCGATTCGGTCCATCTGGAAATCAACGTCCCAAGCGTGAGCGCCGCATTCGACACACGGTTGCCATGACGCGATCCAGCAAGGGCCGCGACCAGTCCAGCGGAAGATGAACGTCCAAAGACTCACCGCCCATGACCACGATTCCGGGTGAGGCCATTCGTCGCTTTCAAGAGCGAGTTTGATTCGCAAGTCAGGCATCCTTGCCCCCTTCACCAGATCCAAGGGCTGCGGCGAGGTCGCGCAACATTCCAATGACCGCTGGCCCCGAAAGCACCTCTGCATCCTGCTGCTCCAACTGGTCTGCGTATGCGTTCATTTGCGAACGCACTTCCGCCGCCCTCCGCTCGTCACCTTCTGGCTGTGCGGTTTGGCCTGCTGCAAAAGCTGCGACTGCGATTGCGTTCTTTGCGTCGTCGGGGGTTGAGAATCCGTCAGCAATTGTTTCGTCGTTGCCGTCAAGGATCGAGTAGCTCTTGCCGTCGAGTCGGCTTTTGATTACGGACCAGTCCCGCGGCCCCTCTCGCTTCTCTGGTTGGGGGGCTGATTCCAAATCTTTGGAGTTATTTGGAGTTGATTTGGAGTTGGGTTTAGGGGTCGCTTGCGCTCCCTGTGGCGTGACAGAGTTGGTGGTGGTTTCGGGGTGCTGCTCGCCGATGGATTCGATGATGTGTCGAACCTCTCGCACCGTGGCGATCATCAGATTGCGGTTGTTCTCGGGAACATCGGCCCACGGCACCGCCGACTCAACGCGGGTGCTGTAGTCGAAGTCCGGTGCGAGTCGTTCGTAGGTTTCGTGGAACAGCTTCGCCCAGAGAATGTCGATCGAATCGGCCTCCGGCAGATCGTCTTGACTCCCCTCGTCTGTCGCGCTTCCCGGCGCGTCAGCGACGGCATTACCTTCGCCAAACGTGAAGTTGAAACGAACGTCCTTGCGATCAACTGCGTCTGTAAATCCCTTGTCCTTTTCCCCACCCATTGAGTCGGTGGGCTTC